AGTGGACGACGGCAACTCTACGCCGCGCCTACAACGACACAGACAGACGCTTTCTGGTTCGAGATAATGCGATCCCTGGCTGAACCCATAGCAGCCAAGGTATTCAAGGTCAATGAGAGCGAGCGTTACGTTGAACTTCCGGGCACAAAACAGTGCATTAAGGCCAAGACAGCCTGGAACGCTCAGACCTTACGCGGAGACTATGCCGATGATCTCTACCTCGACGAGTTTCAACTCATGGCCGAGGACACATGGGGAGGGGTCGGAGCGCCTATGCTTATGGACAACAACGGCGACGCCGTTTTCTGTTACACTCCGCCGTCTCTGGCGTCAAGCGGAATCAGCAAGGCCAAAGACCCCAGGCATGCAACGAAGCTGTTTAACCTTGCTAAACTGGACAAGTCCGGGATGTGGGAGACCATACATATCACGTCGCATGACAACCCGTTTATCAGCAAAGAAGGCTTGCTGAATGTAACCAGGGATATGTCTCTGGACTCGTACCGGCGAGAGATTCTAGCTGAGGACGACGAAATCGAGCGCTCCTGGCTGGTTTATAGTGCATTCAACGAGGTTGTATGCAAGATCAACTCAGTCAATATTCAGCTTAACTGGCCGGTGTATGTAGGCCACGACTTCGGGCAGGCTAACCCCGCGGCTATCTTTGTGGCACAGGATCCGGCGACAGGATATTTCTACATTTTCAATGAGTACCTGCCAGGCGCGGGCAAGTCAACGGCTCAACATGTCGAGGCCTTCAAACGCATCGTCTGCCTGCCGGGCGGGAAAGAAAACCCCCTGACATATAATGTGGTAAAGCGCATCGGCGGAAATGCTACTACTGAGGATGAGGTTAGACAAGGATACACCGCCCATGGCTGGCCTATTATTGCACCTAACATCGTGAAGCCGAAGAATCAGATCGACAGGGTTATCGGTTTAATGGAGCGCAACAAGATATTCGTGCTCAATCATCTGACGTTACTGCTCTCCGAGTTGTCAAACTGTATGTGGGAGCTGGACGAAAACAACAAGCCGACGGATAAGATCAAGGGCGAGCCAAAGTATCATCTCCTGGCCTGTATGCGCTATCTATTCAGCGATTTCACGCCGGAGACAGTAGCGGAGAGCAATCCGTTTGTAATTATCAGTGTGTGAGGTAGTCGATGAGCGAAAAAAGCGATAAAGCATGGGCAGCAATCAAGGCCAGTGACACTCGATTAACCAGCCTACGGGCCCGGGTTAAGACAGACCGGGAATCATTCATGGGTAAGCTATTCGAGCTTAAAGACAAGAACAATAAGCCGCTGAAGACCGTGGTAAATGTTACCTCGAATGATCCCATAGTGTTCGGCATCAAGAGTATGAGCTTCCTCGGCGGAGCTGCTCGGCAGACAGTAGTAAAAGGCCAGAACCTGCCGGACAAGACGGCGAGCGAGATCGAGGCCTTCATTGACTACATGTTCGAGCAGGCTGATATAAAGCTAACATCGAAAGGTCTGCTGCCCTTGCACCAGTCGCTTGTGAGCTATGCGTGTCTCGACGGCTGGCTGGTATCAAAGGGGCTTGTTTACGCAGACGCATCGGGCTCTCCCGTCTTCGACGTAATCCCGAACGACATCGTATTATTCAACTACGACATGGGCAAAGACGGCCTGCTGTGGGGAGCGCCGAAGTATAAACGCTCCAAAGCGCAGATAGAAGATGAATACGGCGATCTCATCGGCAGCAGATTCGATATACCCGCAGACGGCGGGTATATCCACGACTACTACGACGCCGAATTGAATATTATCTTCTTCCAGAAGTTAGCCGGCGACCTGGCCGAAGTAGTAGAGGAACGCAAGAACGATACGGGGATCGCCAAGCCCCCCTTCGGATTGCAGCCGGTGGCGCTGACGCCGATGCTTAGTGACGACCTGAAGTATTTCGGCGAGAGCATCTATCAGGCTAACCGCAATCACTACGACCAGAAGGACACGATCCTAACAGTGTTGCAGACCATTAACGTGCAAGGTTGGCGGGCTCCCCTTCACCTGGCGACAGACAAGAAGCTAACACCGGAGCAAGCCCAAAAGCTCAGTGTCGAAATACAAAAGCTGTACGAGTCAGGGGCAATGTTTATATCCGGGGAGAAGGACCTTCTCACTCTGGTGCCCGTGCGGGACATCTCGAATAGTGCGCCGTTCCTCTACAGCATCATCGATTCCGAGATTCAGCGCGGCGGACTGCCGAACATAGACTTCGGCAACCTGACATTCCCGCTATCAGCAGTGGCTATCACGCAGCTGGCCGGGCATAAAGACACCATTTATCTACCGCGCTTCCAGGCTATCAGTATGATATACCGCCAGCTGGCCAAGATGCTGATCGACCAGTTCATTGCAGGCAGTTACTCGCTGACACTCAAGAGTCCCAACGGCAAAGATATCAAGTACACCAAGAAGCTGCTGACAGGCGACTACACGATTTCATTCAGATTCTCAGCGGTAGCGCCGGCCGAGAACCTTGCGAACCTCAGCGCAGCACGGACGGCCAAGGGAGTGGGTTTATCGCAACAGTCGATATTCCAGGATGTCATGCACTTGCAGAACCCCACGGAAGAGATGCGTAGGGTAGAGGAAGAGCAGACCGAGTATCTGGTGCCATCCTTGAAGCTCTACAGGACGGCCAAGCACATGATAGAAGCCGCCGAGAAGCTGGGCGGAGACGACGCAGAGTCCAAGATCGCCGAGGCCACACTAATCATGAAAGCTATCGGCCTTGATATCGAGGGTAATCCGATACCGCAGCCATCAACAGTAACACCCCCGCCAGCAGACCAAACCGCAGCCACGGCAGGCGCTGACACCGGAGCCAGCGGATTGCCGCTCGGCGCCGAGATGCCGCCCACGGACAACGAAGCCTTCACCGCTCAGTTAGAGCAATCGCAGGGTAGGAAGAAACCGGCAAGAGGTCAGAAGAAGTGAAGATAGTTACCGTCAAGGATTTAAACGCTCAGATCATGAAGATGGCCAACCCCGGCAAGTCAGCCACTGCGCCTACGATGCTGAGCATGTTGAAACAAGCTCGCACCATGGGTACCCAGCAGATTGCCAGTCCCGTGCCTGACTTCTTCGGTCGTTTCATGGAGCTGAAGGCTGGCGGAGAACTGGACAATATACCCGGCATTAAACTGCCTATTCTTAGAACGAAGTGGGATATCAAGAGATGACGACTACTTCGCCCGATATCAGGCTGTCAGACGATGTACTGAGGCAACTGCATGAGAACATAGCCGACGTGTTTCAATCGACCGATATCGCCGACGTGTCAACGATCCTCGATACTATCAAGCAGACGATAGAGTACACGCAGAACCCCGCCAAGTATTACGAACCCATCACCATGACGGCGGATCAGGCGGCTGCATACGGGCTGGAAGTGCCTGAAGGTTGGACTCTGCAGACTCAGATAAACGAATCAGGCGACGTTAGCTTCAGTATGGTTGACCCGGACGGCTGGCAGATCGACGACAGCGGCAATTACACGGCACCAGACGGCACACAATTCACGCAGGCCGAGCTCGAAGAGACCATGAACGTGCAGGACGTCATCGATCGCAATATAGAACCGATTCTGAGCGGAATTAGCGAAGTTATAGGCGCTGCCGATTGGCCTGCTGAGATGCGGGCTGCCGATGTGACAGGGGAAACAATACTGAGCTGGGCGCTTCAGTCACCGGAGAACAGCCAGGCGTTCATGCAGGGACTCTGGAATGTGGGAGCAAGAGGCTTTAATGTAAAGACAGGCAAAGAGAATATCCCCGATGCAGATGCACAGCAACTGATAGATGATTCTTTCACTGCTCTTCAGTACCTCGGTTACACAGACGAAGACTTGCAGCAGATGTTCCCCGCCTACGCTACTCAGATATCCGAGGAAAAGCGGGCTCAACTCGGCCTCGGCGGGAAGATTCAAGACTGGCTATGGCAAAACATCGTCTGCCGTGTTGGTAGGGGAATTGAAAGTGTTATCAATTTTATAACTGCTTCGGGAGAGCAAAGAGTAGCGGAACTCGTCGCTAAATTCGGCGGTAGCGAACAAGACAGAGTATATATTGAGAACATAAATAGGCTCTATGATATGTACGGCTGGACGTCATGCTTCACCGACGAAGCTCAGCAGGTTTACGCAAATTGGCACGCTCCGGGCGGCGGCTGGGGGAAGTTTGCTATATCTCTTGTCAACCCTATCTGGCTTCTCTCTGGCACAGCTGTATTTAAGGGCGCCGAACGCGTCGTTGCGCTGAGCGAGGTATTTTCCAAAGTCCCGGCATTGACCGAGATCACACAGACGACGGCCAGGCTTGTGCAGTTCGTCGAAGCGGCTCCGGGTAGAGTTATAGGCTTACCATTCAAAGGAGCTGGCGCCGCTTCCCGATGGTTCTCTGGTGTTAGTATCAAGGGCAATTTGGCGATAGCAGGAGCTGAGCGCGCAGCAGGCGAGGCTTTTGCCAGGGATATCTCAGATTTGGCCATTCGTCCCGCTGTGCAGGATTGGGCAAGGACGGTTATTCCAGAGCCGAAGAATGTACTTGTAAGATTGCCAACCTATGACGAGCTGGCTCCGCAAATGTTTGCCGAGTCACCCGCTCGAAGGTTTGCCTTGACAGCTATAAAGACTCCGGGCGTAGGGCGATTGATAGAGAAGGCTTACAGGTTCACCCCGAACGCCAAGCTGATTGCTGGCACTACTGCGGCCTGGTCGAAAGTATCAGGAGAGATAGGGAAGATTTCTCTATATACTCAGACACTCTACGGCATGGGGAAGGGCACGGCCGGTCAGGCAGTAAGTATTTTGAAGGCTATATCGGGAAAGTCTAGCCCAATAAAGTTTTGGGGGTTGGATAAATACGGTATCAGTAAGACAATCAGGACGGCGGCAGGTCATGCGGGAGAAGCGCGAACAATCTATCGTATCTTAGAGAATCCAACAGCCTATAAACTTTCGCCAGAGCAGATCAAATATGCCTCTGTCATATACTCGACCATCGATGATATATATAAAATGCAACTCAGAGAAGGCATAGTGGTTCAAAAAACAGCAGTTGCCGACCTTGAACACTATGTCCACCGCGTTGTTAAGAACGTGAACAGGAACGCCGGCCTTGGTATGAAAGGCAGGATCGGGCGACTTCCGACTTTCGTCAAGCATCGTACTGTCGGCGAAGTGACCGAGGAAGTAGCTAAGAAAATTGCATACACACATAACCCCGAAGTTATTGTAGAGAGCTACGTCCAGCAGGGCATCAAGAGGATAGCCGATAAGCGCATGGCGGAGCTGGTGCAGAAGCTTCCCGACGTCAGGGTATCGCTCGAAAACCCCGTATATAAAGACTTCAAGTCAGCGCTCGGCTCGGCGTCACGCGGCGCCACAATTAAGCCGGAGATCATTAACAGGATTGAGCAGGAGTTCCCCGACCTGGGCAGGCGCTTCCGTGCCGCTACGAGGATGGCCACCGTTGAGGATGAGGCCGTCAGGGGATATCTGCAAAAGAGTTGGGACCAGATAAAGGACTTGCAACAGCGCCTTGCAGCGAAGGAAGCCGCACCCGCTACGGAAGCCAAGGCCGCAGGCGAAGTTGCGGCACCATCGATAGAGACCTTCACCAAGACTATGGAGGCTATAGCCTACGACGACCGCCTGTTATTCCTCGATACCTTTGAGGCAAGAATGGTTGAGATAGACCGCATGGCGGGCGAGATGAGCCAAGAGATAGAGGGCATGAAGAACTTCTTGGAGCAGGATGTTGTCGCCTCATATCGCGGCACAATGGGCAAGAGGACAACGAGCCTGTTATCGCTTCTTGATAAGTCGGGCAAGTTCCCCGAGACACTCACCCCCAAGCAGGCCGAATTACTACTCATGGGCAGGGAGTTAAAACCCAACGTGCTTACGGCTGAAGGCCGGGTCCGCTGGGAGTATGTCATGGACGAGCTGGCCGACCACTTCCACATGACGGAGCGGGAATTCATAAATCACCTTGAGAACCTGAAGGCGACAAGACTGAGGATAACTGACTTGAAAGGGCTTATAGACGACGCTGTAGTCCGCAAGACAGAGCTTCAGGGTATGAGGGATGCGGTGAACGCGGTCAACCGCAGGGCCGCGAATCTGCCTACATCGGAAGAAGGCCGCCCGATATGGGCAACCGAGAAGCCGCTGCCGACTGAGGAAGAGTTGCTGAGGCCGCCAGTGGGATCAGTAGAATACAAGCCTGTGTCGTCCATCCTCGACGAGATACCGCCCGTTGTGCGCACGTCCGCCGAGCGCAAGGCAGAACTTGAAGCTATCCGGGCAAACCTCGAAAAGATGACTCATCCTACGGCGAAGCTCGGCGAGCAGCAGTTATTTCATCCCGCATTCCGAGGCTGGGCTTTACCACCGGAGATTGCACGGACAGTCAACTACTTCTGGGACTCACGGAGCAATTCATTCTTGGAGTTCACAGCAAAAGTAGCAGGACTGCTGAGAACTAAGGCCGCTATGGACTTCTCGGCAATGATGATACAAGCCTTGCCTGCAATGGGCGCTACAATGGCGACGCTCAATCCCAAGTACATGACTACCTGGCTTAAAGGCTTGGGCGAAGGGTTGGAAGTATGGCTGAAGCCTGAAGTATACGCGAAGTGGGCGGCAGAGCATAATGTAGCTATTCAACAGCGCATATCTTTTGGCGGCACGCAGATGTCTTTCGATTGGTTTGAGGCTACCCCGTGGCTTCTTAGTTGGTCAGAACATGTACCTGGTGCATCGTGGGTAGTCAGACAGACTTATGGACGCTTTGAGGCGCAGTTCAGCTTCAGCCTTGACTACATGCGACAGACGACATGGGAGGCGCTATCACCTGCCGCAATAAAGAGCGGCAACGCTTTCAAACTGGCTGAGATGTGCGACCACATGATAGGTGTAACATCACGAGAGATCGCCGGTGTCCCCGCATGGTTCAGAGATATCGAGTCATCCTTTGGATGGTTTGCTCCTAACTACACCCATGGTTGCCTGCAATTAGTCGGCGATATCTTCAGGGGCAAGTATATGGCTGGTCAGGCAGTGAAGGCTCTAGCCGGCATGATGGGGGCCTGCACTTTAGTTTATTATACGTATTGCAAGGCGACCGGACAGGAACCTCAGCTTAACCCATTCGCAAGAGGATTCATGACGTCTACCGTTGATGGTTTCGATGTAAGACTAGGCGGGTTCTGGAATGGACAGGCCAGGCTCCTAATTGACATCTGGAATTCAGCTCACGATAACTGGGATACGCCCATAGATTTCTTCTGGATCACGAAGGAGGGAGCGTTAAACAGGGAGAATCCTTTCCTTATGTGGTGGTACAAACGCAGCTCGGCCTTAACACATTTCGGCATCGATACGATGTGGCAGCACCGGGACTACAACCAGCACGAGTTAGACGATCCACTCAGTTATGCCAAGTACATGCTTGAATGTATAACCCCGATAGCGACGGATGCGATGTTGCAAAATGTTCTGTGGGGAGACAAGCAGGCAGGCTGGAAAATCTTCCTTGCTGAGCTTTTTGGTCTAAATACATATCCCTCATCTCTGTATAAAGCACTTGCCGATCAGGCGGCTATTTATATCAATCAGATGCAACCGAGTGAGATCGAGCCTGACCAGATGCAGAAGTGGCAGAAGGGCGAGCTCACATGGGACGATTTAAACAAGGCGCAACAAGCGACGCTCAAACTGCGCTATCCAGAGTTGAACGACATGGAGAACGCGGCGGATGAGGCTCAAGACCAGTGGGCTACTCCGTTAAGGCGGGACTATTGGAACGCAATCGACAACATTCGTACGTACAAGATAGATACAGGTAATGCCCTTGTCGATGATCTGATGTCCGGCGTGGACTCTGCGGGGAATGCCTTCAACACCAAGAGTTTCCGCAATGCAGTCTCCGACATGAATACGGCTTATGGCATCATGTACGGCGGCGTAAATAATGACGAGCGGTTCGCCGAAATCATTGCGGGTTGGGACAGACAGAAAGACCCGAAGGACGCCGAGACAGTCGACGCGGCTTACGACGAATACTTTGATACCGTGGTCGGCGGGGACTATGACGGCCCCGACGATATATTCAACTTCAATGCCTACGACAAGGCCATAGCAGACTTCAAGACCAAGTGGGGTATCGATATCTACAACCAGATATTGACCATCCTCGAATCAAACAAAATGGGCGAGAACCCGGTTGTTGTGCGGCTTTGGAAGGATAGGCAGACTCTGGCGGCTTCGGGCTATTGGGATATGCCAGTAGACACGACCGAGCAGAGGGCTGCGCGCAACGACTTCCTGAAGGCCAATCCCACTATTGATGCGACCCTGTTCTTTTGGGGATACCGCAGCGATCTTGAGACGGTCGCCGCCTATAACAACGTAGTGCAGATGTGCCAGGATACGGGTATTCCTTATACGGCAGTAGGCGGGACCGGCAAGTTGCCACCGACAAGCGTTGCCCCAGATTGGCTTTCTTATAAAGAGCAGGAGCTCACCGGCTGGGATCGCCAGAACTATTTGAGAGATCACCAGACGCTGTACGAGTGGGGCATGGCTAACCTCGGATGGGACGCAATTGACTTCTCTACAGTGCCGAATCCTGAGATGAAGAGGATGCTGGATGAATACGACGCAGCAGCGGTGGGGGATGCAAGATTGAGATTGCGCTGTATGAATCAAGAACTCGATAACTGGATGGTCAACATTGAAGGATACTCGGCAGCTTATGGCACCGACAGATGCACGAAGTTAGGGTACTAATCTACCTTTCAAACCCTTCGCAGTTAAGACATTCGCAATAATCTATTCCATCGACAGTATGTATTTCCGTTTCACAGGTAAAAGGGCAGTTGCAGCCTGAATCCTGTTTTGGTTCACAACCTTGAGTAGCCAAAAGAAGAAAATAGCCAATCCAAAATATAAGGGCTGCACCTACTATAAATTTTAATATCTTCTTCACATAACTATTTTAGCACAACAGTCAAACCAAATAGGGAACATAGGCCGTGGCCTTGTCAGGTACGCGGCCTTTTTGTTTAGGAGGAATACGGTGAACAAGGTAGACCAGCACGCGAAAGGTAATCAGGCGCAAGCTCTCCCTGGTGCAAGCCAGGCACAGCCTCCGGCTGACCAACAGACGCCTCCTGGGAGCAAAGGCGAGGAACAAGCAGGGGGAAAGAAAGAAGGGGAGAAGGGGGTCAAGCTCTTCACGCAAGAGGAAGCGGACAAGTACGCCGAGGATCATGCGAACAAGAAGCACGGCAAACTCCGCAGCCAAAACGCAGGCATGGAGAAATGGTTGAACCTATTTGCCATTGAGCACCCGAAGGCGCAGGCACGGGTTCAAGAGCTTGAAGACCTCATGAACAAGTACGAGGCGGAAGGGGAGAAGAAAAACCCCGACCTCGCAGAAATCAACCGTATGAAACGTGAAATCAAGGCCAAGGAGAAAGAGCTTGTTAAACGTGAGGAAGCTCTGCGATTCTCTATGGCCGAACACGGCGAGGGCTTAAAAAAGATGAAAGCCCAGGAGACCAAGGACAAAGCCGCTGTGATAGCGGATGAGTTCGGCATTCCCATAGACGATCTGATGGATTTGGAGCCTACGTCTGAGGAACAGATGCGGGCGTTCGCTGAGAAGCTGGGCGCGGCCAAGAAAGCCAGCGGAAGCAAGCCCGGCGACTCCGGCAGCAAGGCCGGGGAGAGCAGCGAGAAGAATTCTGAGGACATGACTATGGAGGAATACGCCGCATATTGGAAGAAGAAGCATCCAATCAAATAACGAAAAAAGGAAGGTAACATTTAAATGACGAACACATTAGTAACCCCGACCGGGATAGCAAAAGAGGCCTTGATGCGCCTTTCACAAAAGCTGGTGCTGGCCGCACTGGTATATAAGAACTATGACCCTAACTTCGTAGGTAAGAAAGGCGACACGGCCAGGATTAAGAAACCCATCACCTTCACAGCCCAGGACTTCAGCACTACAGTCACTGTGCAGGATATCGTGCAGGGCTATGTGGACGTAACGCTGAATAAGCATAAGGACGTCACATTTGCTCTCACGGCAAAGGAGCTTTCCCTGAGCATCGACGAGTTCGCCAAGGACCTGATCGACCCGGCAGTGGACGCCATCGCCCAATCCGTTGAGGAAGCTCTGGCCGGACTCTACATCGATGTCCCGTACTTCGGCACCTACGACGGGACAACGGAGACAACCAAGCTTGCAGGGATCGCCGCCGCCCGGCAGAAGCTGAACCAGCTCGGAGTGCCGCAAGACGGACTTCGCCGGTTTGTGCTGGGGCCGAAAGCTGACGCCGGTATGCTCGTCGTGCCGTCCTTCATCAACGCCGAGAAGAAAGGCGACACGCAGGCCTTAAAGGAAGCAGCCCTGGGCAGAATCATGGGCTTCAATTTCTACAACAGTACGAAGATGATAACCCATGATTATGGCGGAGACGACTACTCAGGCGACGTAGAAACAACCGCTAATGCCGGAGCGACCTCGGTAGCTGTGCACGCACTCGGCACTGGACACATCCATAAAGGCACAGTGTTGACCTTTGCAGATGACAGTGTGCACCAGTATGTGCTAACTGCTGACGCGGCGATCACTACGAACTTGGCAACATGCGCCATCTACCCGGCGCTGGCTCAGCAAGAAGTCGCCACCACAGTAGTCACGTTCCAGACAAATGCAGAAGAGAGCCTCGCGTTCCACCAGAACGCATTCTGTCTGGCCTCAGCAGCTCTGGCCAAGCCCGCCGGCGCCGCATACTGCGAAGTAGTCACTTACGAGGGACTGGCTTGCAGGGTGATCGCCGACTACAACTCCAGCACGAAGGCAGACCAGGTGTCCGTGGACTTCCTGTTTGGCGTCAAGACACTGTGTCCTGAGATGGCCTACCGTTTCCGCATGGCCTAGGAGTAACTAGGACGTAACAATAAAAGGGGAGAGCCTTAAAAACTCTCCCCTTCTTCAAAGGAGGGAACCATGCCGACACCTGTAGACAAACTCACACCCAAGAGCAGCGACGCGCAGATTCGAGATGCAATCTCGGCATGTATTGCTATTGAGATGGATACCGGCAGAGCACAATCGCAAGACCAGGCGATAGCTATGTGCTTTGACATGGCCAGGAGAAAAACGGGCAAGAAAATCAGCCGCGGCGGAGAGTAACGATGAGCGATAAACTAACGGAATATAGAGACGCTTTACGGGCAGCATTGCAGGACACAGATCCCGAGAACGAAATATGGACTGACACCGAGTTAGACCAGCATCTGATAAGGGCACTCGTTGACATTAATTCTGTGCGACCACGTGAGCAGAAGACTACGCTCACGACCACTGCGGCCTCGAAAGACCTCGATATATCCAGCCTCACGGACAGGCTCGACGTGGTGAAGGTTGAGTACCGCGTAGGGCAGGACCCGCAGGAGTTCCGCAACTTCACCACATGGGCTGACATTCTGACGATGGACATTGACAGCCTGCCGTCCGCCGCTGAATCGGTCTACATCTACTGGACGTCTCCGCATCTCCTGACCACAACAACCAGCACATTGCCCGCGGCTCTGACTAATCTACTGCTCATGGGCGGGGAAGCCTTCGCAGCACTGGCATGGATCAACAAAGGCAGGTCTCAGATCGTGGATTCAATAGCCAAGCTGACCGGCGTTGATACCGCCCTCGGCCTGATCGCCGCCAGGGTAGCGCAGGCGGTCACTGACTTGGCCGCCGCCCGGACTGGTATCGGCCTGAAGATGACCGAGGCGAATACCGCCATCACTAACATGCAGGCGCGGATCACACAGGCCGTAACAGACCTCGGCACCGCCCGCACATATATGAACACTCTCACCCGGGGTGGGAACCCTGAATCAGACTATCTCAGGGCGTCCGTTGGCGAGCTCAATACGGCGACCGAATATCTGAGTCAGGCCAAGGGGTATCTGGCCGAAGACCAGCCGGCGCAGGAGAAGGCCAACCTTGCCTCACACGAGCTGACGGCTGCCAACGGGTACATCAACGAAGCGCGGTCACGCTTAACGGGCATATCGAGCAAGCTCAACATAGCTGCAATGGTCAGGCAGTACCAAGCCGACGCCATGCAGAAGCTGGCGCTGTTCAAGACCGAACTGAATCAGCGCGAGCCTATCACGATAGTGCCGAATTATTCAAAAGATTAACAGGAGGGACACATGCAAGAAGTAAAGGAACGTGCAACCTGGAATTGCAAAGCCAGACTGCTTAAATACAACGAGGACATAGACGTATTCGCTAAAAGGAACACGTTGTGTGCCAGGACACTGAGGAAGTTCGCAGATACAGTGCCATTCTTCGGTAGAACGGTAGGCCGATGGATTTACGACAAGACCGTGGGACGGCTTGAGCGTAAGTTCTACGCGCTCTATGACCCATACCAAGTTATAGAGATGGAGAACAACTGTCTCTTGAACTCTGGCATTGACGAGATGTGGGACTTGATAAGCGGCGTAGTCTCAGGAGCCACCCATATCTTTGACAATGCCGCTGCGACCATAGGCGTAGGGGATAGCGCCACCGCAGCCGCAGCCACGCAGACCGACCTTCAGGCGGCCACAAACAAGACCTACAAGGGCATGGAATCGGGCTACCCGACGTCTACCACGCAGAAGATCACGCTGAAGTCGTCCTTCGGCAGCTCCGATGCCAACTATGCCTGGCAGGAGTGGGTTGTCAAGCAGGCCACGAGCACCATCTGCTTGAACAGGAAGGTCGAGTCACTCGGAACCAAGTCGAGCGGTACATGGACTCTGGAGATCACGATAACGCTCTCGTGATTACATTGACTTTAGTTCCCAGCGAGTTAAGGGCGAGGCCGTCTCGCAAGGGGCGGCCTCTACTTCCTCTTTGAAAGGCGGAGTATGTACGCAGAGATTGAGACATCGGGGATAGAAGTACAAGATGGACTGGTGAGAGTTCGCTTTGCGTTCTACTGTGAGCCTTTCGACCCACGTTATAACGAGCATTTCGTTCAGGTTATAGATGAGACAAGCAAAGAGTTCAAGAAGGGTTATCAAGGCAAGATAGACGAAGGCGGTACTCCTGTTGACCAGAAGGATTACGATAAGTGGCTTGATAGTCTGCCGAAGGTCTGGCAGAACAATCCCTTCCACAATCACTTCGACCTTGTATCCGCAGATATCACCGATACCGAATTGAAAGCACTGATGGATAAGAGACTTACTGACTTCGGCAAGGCGTGGAGCGAGGGCTTTGCATCTGATGTAAGAGGTGAAGCGTGTGAGCAGATTCAGAAGGGTTGGGATAGAAACGACAAACACAACAAGACCAAAGCCAATTATGACAGGTGTGTTATCAAGGGACTGGATATAGCAGCGAGAAAAGATAGCTTTCAGAGAGTAAAAAATGGCTGATATTGATATTGGGCCTGGGGCAACTAACAGAGCAAGTACTGTTTCTTATAACCAAACTCTTGTAGACGTTAATAATCCCGCCAATAATACAGGTACACTTGATACTATGGAGTTTTGGGCTAACTCAACTATTTCTGGTACTAAGTGTGGCACATTCTCAGGTTCAGACACGTCATACGACGATAGGGATTATGAGACAATAGGGTCTATCACCGGTGGCTCAAAACAGACATTCACAGGTCTAAACTGTGATGTATCTTCAGGTGACTTTTTAGGTATATATTATAGTAGTGGGCTTATGGAACGTGACACTACTGGCTATGCTGGTGTTTATTCAAAAACTGGTGACTGGTTTGGCTCAGATACACAGCTATACACACTTTTCTATGGCGATGCCATCAGTATCTACGCCACAGGTAATCTTGATATCACCGCCAAGACCTCTTCGGAGACAGGCTCCGGAGCCGACGCTAAGGCTGCATATCCCGCAGTAACACATAACAGGGCTGAGACAGGCGGCGGAGTCGAGGCTTACGGCGGGAGAGGCTACGTATTACCAGAAACGGGCATAGGCGCAGAACTAGCGGCACTACTGGCAACTCACTTAAGGGCGGAGACGGGGACAGGAGCCGACCTATCCGCTTTACTCGTGGCGTTTCTCGGCGCGGAAACAGGGGCAGGTGTAGAGGCTTTACTAAATCGAGCCATCACACTGGCAGAGATAGCGGCAGGCATCGAGGGCATTCTTGACCGCGACATTGCGCTCGGCGATATCGGTATAGGCGCTGATTTGGCCGCCCTGGTCAAGACAATACTATGCGCTGAAACAGGCACGGCCTTTGAAAACTCCTATCTGCATATCCTTGAAGGTGTCAAGACCAGCTCCGATGCAGGCATAGGTGACGATGTGTCCTCATCTCTCGCCGTTGCGCATCTGCTGAGTGACACAGGTTCAGCCATCGACGCACTGATAGCACGTGCCCTGTTTGCCCAAGAATACCCCGCAGGCGCAATCGACCTTGCAACGAAGATAACCGCAGCCATAGCGGGAACTGAAGTCGGCATTGGAGTCGAACTATCGCTACTGTCCCTCTTGATGCAACGGGCAGATTCAGGCAGTGGCACCGAGGCCTCTTCTCTCTTGGCTCTATTCACCGGCAGCGATTTGGGAGCAGGTGCAGAAGCCATAACACTGCTTGCAGCTATGATATCTCTGGACACAGGCGTAGGCGTGGAAGCGGTAATTGCCATGTTGAAACGTGCCATAGATAACGGAGTAGGCGCAGAGGCCATGAGTCTCATCGGAGCCGTAGGCCGAGCCATGAAGCTGATAACGTATGTCAGAAGCTATCGGAATTTATACGTCTACACGCGACAATATCGCGACCTGAAAGTTTATACAAATATGAGGTGAGGCAATGACGATAATCACGCAGACAGTATTCCAGGCGGGCGAGACCGTACCGATCCATGCCGATATCAAGGATTGGCTGGGAGCGTACATCGATCCCAGCAACGGAATAAAGATGACGCTCTACGACCCCTCAGGAACGGCTATTGTAACCGATGGAGTGATGACACAGGACGTATCCGGCAAGTACGTCTACTACTACGCCACGACAGTTGCATCAACCAAAGGCACGTGGTCGTATGTAGTGACCGCGCAGGACGGCTCAGGGGCAGGAGTCAAGTACACCGTAGCGAAGGGGAGCTTTAAACTGACATGATCTCACTCAGCGCAACTTTGCTTGCCGCTCAGCGGGCAATGAAGGCCACGCCGTATATCAGGGTAGCAATCGGCAGCAGCATGTTTGAGACGGACAGGGTTATCTCCTACACACGAGAAGGCCAGCCGTTCAATGAAAAGGTGACGGTTGTCATTGCCAACGAGGACGGCGCCCTGGACGGATTGGTGCTCGAGGGCAAGACCGTCACGCTTGGCCGGGGCTTTGTAACTGGTGCTGGCAACGAGTATTGCAATCTGCCGCCCCTTGTGGCCTTGAAGCCTCAGTTCTTCACGGCCAGCGGGAAGCGGTTGTGTCAGCTGACGTGCATCGGCAAGGTCAACGAGATCGCCGAGGATAGAGCCAGCGTAAGCTACACGCCGGACGGGACCCTGACCGCAAAGACCCTGTATTCGCAGATAGCGGCGTCGACACTGGCACCATTCACTCACTGCCCGGCGTTGACAATCGAGTGGGGCACCCTCGACACCCTCTTTGACACCATCAAGCCTAAGACCAACTACAGGATATATACTAACAACGCCCGGCTTGGAGCCATGCGCAGGCTGATAGATTTCACCTACAACGCCATGAGGGTTAAGCAGAACGGCAGTCTTTATGTCTTCAGGCCTACGACATCGGGCACGACCTACGACTACGAGTATTCGTCCAGCGTTCACATTATCCACGACAAATACCGGGGCAGGCAGTTGGTCATTCCGAACCATATCACGGTCAGGACGCCTACAGACGTTACCCCTGCATATTCCGGTTTTGCTATAGACGGCAACTCGACAAGTAAGTACAGAACAATCATGGCCTTCTTTGAATACAACCTTGCCAGCAACGCCCAGGCGGTAGATATCGCTCAGGCCATCCTTGCCAAATATCAAATGAACCAGCGGTACACGGTTGCCCATGTGCCGATCAATCTCGGCCAGGAGTTGTACGACTACGTGAAGATGACCGACTTCATAGACGATACCGTAGAGACGGGCAACGTGGGATATATCAATGAGGTCTACCGCCCGGCCGATAATCTCTTTGAGACTACAATCGGGCTCGGCGGCTGGTGGACGCACCGGGCGTCAGATGTGGCGAGTTCCCTAAGTGAAGAAGTAGGCGGGGAGACGGGCGACAGCAGCGTTGAAGCCATGGGCGATGTCGCCGCAGGGACAATCTACCTTAACCCTATCAATCTCGACGTCGTAGTTGACGGCGTGACGTACAAGCGCACGAAGTCCGGAGCTCTTTCAGCAGACGGGCTGGTGCTGCTGGATCAACTCGTTAACGGCACAACCTACAAGATGGTGCTGGCGACACAGATAAACGCGGGTAAGATATATCTATCAAGTCAATGCGACTTTGCTTCAGGCTACAATCCTGTAACGAAAGAATGGTCAATCCCCAAACAGAGTACGGCGCCCAGCAGCCCTGTAGTAGGGCAGATGTGGCAGGATACTTCCACGACGCCGAACGTGATAAAGTATTGGAACGGCTCGGCATGGGTAGCAGCCGGTGTATCCAATCTCGACCAGTTGCCGAACGGAACGCAGTTCCATCGTGTTGCCACAGCATCCCTTGACGCCAACGGGCTCATACTGCTCGACCAGGTGCAGATCGGCTCAAACTATGACCTCATAGCCAAGGCCGACATATCGGCTCACCACATACTATTGTCATCGACAATACAGAGTGTTAATGCCATGTACGCCAGCTCTGCTGAGAAAGCATCGTGGACTGGCAAGCCCAACAACATGGACGATATCCCTGCTGGCAGCACATACAGCAAAGTGCTGGGCACTGATATTCAATCAGGTCATATCAAAGTCTACAGCGGCACGATTTTCAGCGGCGTGTGGTACGACACGTCATACGTGGATATAGACGCATCGACAGGCATCAAGTTCTATGGCGGGATGGCTTGCTACTTCTATGAAGGCAGTACAATAAAAGGATATCTTGGGGTAACGATAGGTGATTTTTTAATCTTTGCGGCGAACGATGCGAAGGTAGCTCTAATAAGTACGTGGGGCGTTAAAATACCATATAGATCAAGTTATCCTACCGCCATTGAAGGGCTCGGCTTTTACCACACTGTAGACAAGAAAGCCTATATTTACACCAACGGTTCATGGAGAAATTGGCAATACTAAAGGGGTGCTTTATGGGAAATGAGATATACGATGTGACAGGTATGATTATCTCCGAAGATAAGCTCATCTGTGCCTTCTTCGATGGAAGAGAAGGGCTTAATGCAATTATGATTGTCAAGATATCCGAGAAACCAGATAAGCAAGGCGTGTATCATCTTGATTGCCGAAATCCCGACGGCGAGGAGCGGGTCTACTGGCTAGATAAGTTCGGCCTCCTCAGTAGTGAGGAAATGGACGCCGAAGTAGCTAAACTTGCTGATGATCCGAAGCGCAGGCTCTTGAATAAGCTGACCGCAGACCTCAACAAGAAGAAAGGATGACTTTATGGACGACCCAAACGAGGGAGTACTGGTCCTTACCTTTAACAAGGCAGAGCTGAAGTTGCATCGCTACTGTTTCAACTTGTCTCCGTCCGAGCAGTTGATAATCCTGCAACGCATTATGCCAGTGGTCACGCAGGAGAGCTTTGCATTCGAGCGCGAGATGGGGAAGCAAGAGGCCGCTGCACCTGCTGAGGGCAAACCAGTCAAAGGGTAGAAGATGGCAAACCACGAAGAGAACGGGACAATCCTACGGTGGACACGAAGGCTTGTATTCTGCCGCCATTGCAAGTTTGAGTATGAGCAGGAATACGGCAAGGATTACAGTTGTCCCGCCTGCGGAGCTGAAGACGATTATTATGTACTAAATGAATACTATGATTAGGAGACGCTGATGGAGATTTTAAGCGCGGCTGCAAGCCTTGGTGTAGGAGCCTTCTTAGGTACTCTTATATTCATTATCTATCGGATAGACCGTAGAGCAAGTGAGCAACGGTTTGAAAGGCTATGTGAACACCACGATAAGAAATGGGCAGCAGTTGTTCAGGCTGACCATAAGACCAGAGAGGAGAACACGAAGGCACTCACCGAGTTGGTAGATATACTTACAAAGATGAACGGTAAGCATTAAAATAACCTGTAACGTATCATCCTTTGGCAAGGAAGCCCCTCGCCTATGTGGGGCTGAGAGATACTTCGGGGGTAGGTCGAAGGGACTACCCCCGTTTTTTGTTGTCTATTGAGTTGCGAAATACGTCAACTTTGGCTGCCCCTGGTTGACGGATTCGGAACTTACCGCCGCTTCAGATTAGCGACCGGTGATGCCTTGACATGTACTTACACTTTATTTAGTAAAGCGAACTCTCCGAAGTATTTTTTCGCTGCTTCGTTGTAGGCTTTAGCAGCATCTTCTGGATTAGTGAACATCCCTAGTGAGTGCATTATGCCATCCGCTTTAATACGTGCTTCCCAGGGATGCTCTACACTACATTTTGAACCTAAGTGTTTTGTCACACCTTTATATTTAGATAACGTGCCAGCCTTGCATTTTAACTTGGCTATATTCGCATGGTTTTGTCTATTAGTACAAAGCCTTAAATTGCACCGCCTATTATCTAGTGCATCAAGGTTGATATGGTCTACTTGTTTGCCTTCTGGCGCATCTAATATGAGGCGTGCCATGATAATAGTTATATACTTACCTTTTATATTTTTTGTTCTTACGGCACATACTCTATTGCGATAACCATGAGCACACCATTTCCATTGATTAAGATAGTCGTAATTCTCATCATCTACGAGTGCGACCTTGCCCTGTGTCAGTGGTATCTCTTTCATTCTCTTCTCCTGCGACTAGCCCATGCCTTCTTAGGATCACCGCGAGGATTATTTTTCCAATGTCCTATTATGGTAAGCTCCTCTTTCAAGACTCTATATAAAGCCTTGCTTCGGTTAAGCTCCCTGATTTCTTTGCGGAGTTGGGCTAAATCTATCTTTGTTGCCACCTACTAAATATAGCATTTAGTAAGCTTAATGTCAAGATTTCCTCCGCTTTAAATTCATTACGGGGCTGGCTTTCTGATGCTCTTGTAGAGCATGTTTAGTACGTACAGTTGAGATATATATTTCCGTTGATTTTATATTTGAGTGACCAAGTAATGTCTGAAGGTCTTGTATGCTCCCCCCGTTGTCTAAAAACATAGAGGCTGATGTATGTCTAACCGTATGAGGTGAGCAGCGCACGTCTTTAACCCCGGCGCGATCCTTCAGCCGATGGATAAAGAGGTACACGCCCTTCGCTTTTATCGGCACTCCTTCTTCAGTCAGCCACATGCTATTGCATTGCCGGTGATGATAGAGCAGGTACTTCTTCAGCGCCAGCGCTGTCTTAACATCGAAGCGGACATACCGCTCTTTGCGTCCCTTGCCATGTATCTTGATTGTGCTGTTCGGCCAGTCGAGATCTCCCAACTGCATGGCCACCAGCTCCGACAACCTGATGGCAGTATCAAGCATGACCAGTAGGAGCGCGGTATTGCGGGCTTTCAGGTACTCGGTCGTGCCACAGGCCGCCAAGAGGTCGTTAAGCTGGCCCGGGCTGAAGACGGCCAAGACCTTGTGCGGGACCCGAGGCTGGGGCACTTTCTTCAGCGGGTTGTCCGGGCGGAACCCTTGCTCAATAGTCCAGTTATAGAACGTCCGCAGCACCCGGTAGTAAATGTGCAGTGTGGCCGGCGCGACTTCCTTTCCTCTCATAGCGAGGAAGCCTATGATCTGAAACTGATCGGCTTCGAGTAGCGGTATCTCCTGGGTTCGCAGGTACTCCCGGAATATGGCGAGGTTTGCTTTGTAATAGTCAACTGTTTTGGGCGTGCAACCCTGCACAGTTTTGGACGTGAGGAAATAATCGACGACTTGGCTATCCGTCAGGAAAGCAGGACTCCTAGACATATCTACCCCCTTCAAAAGCAGGTTATCTAGGAGGCGACTTTTTAGTGCTAAACCCTCGATTTAGCTTTGAAAAGCGGGAGACGGGACTCGAACCCGCGACACCCTGCTTGGAAGGTTTAAACGCTAAAAAACTGTCCTACCTAATACCTGCTGTTTTCTTATTTATTCAACCAGGTACGCACTCCACCGTGATATGAGCACGTCCCTGGTCCCGTGCTCAGGCTACAGGTTCCATCATTGCATATAGCGGTAGCCCATGAATAAAATATCCATTGATCCAATTCAAAAGAATAGCATTTGTCCACCGGTGTTATAGTGGGAGATTGAGTTGACGTAGGAATCGGTATCCCGAAGCATTCCCATAATAGTAAGTCGAGAGCCGCAAGATATCCGCCCGGATCATCGATGCCGTACTCCGCAGATAGTTCCGCGATTCTCCCATGGCATTCCCTTAACTCTTCATCTGTTAGTGTTGATACCGGCTCCGGCGTGGGTGCTGCGGTTTGGGTAGGCGTTGATGTAGGAGTGGGCGAGAGAGTAGTTTGGACACAGGCGCTACACAGTAGCAAGGTTAATAGAAGAACAAGTAATCCCCTTTTCATTCTGAGAGACTCTTAATAGCTACGCTGCAACCAGACGAGTTGGCCGAGTATTTCCACATCTTTAACTTTGACGGCCTTGAATTCCTGATTGGATGATACAAGGCTTACTGTTCCGTCACTCTTATAAACGTGGCGAACTACAACCTCATTACCCAATCGCAGAACATATATCTTGCCATCCTGGAAAGAGGGGTGTGGATCGAAAACCGCTACGTCCCCGGAATGAATGCCGTCTCCATTTAAGGACTCGCCGCTTATTTTCAGAGCGAAGAAATCCTTTTTCACTCCACCGACATCATCTATCGATAAGCACACATTACCAAGAATTTGTTGTTCTCTTATCTCAGGATGACCGGCAGGCACCGAGCCGATTATAGGCACGGTAATAAAGTTCATCTTCTCTTTGATGTCCCGGAGTTCTTTCATAACGGCATCATCCGAGGGCGACAACTTCGCTTCCCCAACGAAATAAGAGGGGTCAATTTCAAGGGCGTTAGCTATTTTGTACAACATGCGCATAGTAACTCGTCTATTGCCAGTCTCTATTCTGGAAATAGTGGCAGTAGCACAGGGCACTTTGTCGGCGAGTTCTGCTTGAGTCAAACCCGCTTTCTCACGCGCTATCGCTATTTTCTGGTTTATCTCTCCTGTATTCATAGGAACAACAAAATATCATATAATAACCACTTTGTCAATAATTAGTAAAAATGCTTGACAAATATATTCCACTGTGGTATACATATTACAGAAAAAGAAAAGGCGAGGGCTAATTTAATGAAGAAGAATTTACCAACTGGGTATAGTAATGCCAGAAAGAAAACCCCAGCGATGCTCAGGAAGGAACTGGAACTCAGGCGGCCACTGGCAGAAGCGATGGTTGAAGCGTGGGAACAACAGGGGAGCCAGGCCCGGGCTGCCGAGGTGCTGGGTATCAAGGCCGATACATTTTACAACTGGACTCTACGGTTAGGTATTCAGAAGCGGCCAGTTATTGAGGTATCCCGATGAGCAAAATCACCATATGCCAAAAGAATCCGAAGCTATCCGCAGCGGGTATCAAAGGCGGCAATGCGATCCTGGAGAAGTACGGACGCGACCATTACTCACGCATGGGCAAGACGCCGGCGAGAGTAGGAAAAAAGCGGGGCCGGCCGGCAATCGCTTATGTGATTGGCAACGATGGCCTTATTTTTTCAGGGAAAGATGCGGTGAGATTGGCACAAGAATCAAAGACGGAACTCAATCCAGCCCGGGAGGAACCATACTAGGGCTGAGAGAAAGGAGGAAAGGGCAATTTAGCAAGGGCTTGACAATTTACCATCGCCCACCAGTTCTAATGGAGGCGACTCTGGCGGGCGGCGGCAAAAGGTTAACGAATGGAAGCAACGAGAGAGAGGCCATTCCAATATTTAGTCTGCCGGGGCTTGGATCCGCAGACACGAAAGAGGGTGATAAAGGACTTGGAGAACATCAGCAGGCTGCTAGGAGAATTCAAAATACAAATAGAGAGGAAGGAAATGATAAAAGGGATGTTCTATCTAGGCACACTCTGGATAACAGACTGGTACGGCGGCGTCCGGGCAGCAAAGGTTCATCCGCTGATAATCGCGGGACTTCCAGAGGCTACTAGGATCATGCAGGTAACGAGGAATTAAGGAGGAGGCAATGAATCTATCAGTATCTAAATATCTCTGCCCTTTCTGCGGTGAGTGGCATAAGCAGGGCGATCCCGAATATATCGCTCATTTCCCCACAGAGCAGGAACAAGACATTCTATTGAAGGAAACAAGCCATGTATAACACTCAAAAGGTATGCCCTCGTTGTGGTTGGCATCAAGGATATGACAAAAACCACGATTGGCGCAAGGTAGCACTGTTGGAGAAGTGCCCGGAATGCCAGGCGCAACTAGAGACACAACCGTTCAGCCCTGATTATTGAAAGGAGAAGGAGACGAAATGAGTTTAGCTTATGACTTAAACGACCTTATTAACGGAAGTGGGATGCAAACCAATTTTACTACTATGTTATTGAAGCTGATATTCAAAGCAGACGAATACAACCTTAAGAAGCTACGTAAAGGTTTCCCCGAAGCCGTTGAAATTGTCGAACACTATCAAAAAACAGGAGAGATACTCCACGATGGGGTTATACCTTTTTAAAGGAGAGAAGGAGCGATGAGCGAAGAAATCAGAATCAAACTAGATGAGTTGGCAGACTTGCAAATGGAGCAGGCTGGTATCCAGCTCCGCAAGCAAATCGATATCGACCAGATAATCACACCTGAAGTTAAAGCAAAGCTCGCTGAGATCGATGCAAAATATCTCGGCGAATCAAGCGACCTGCAAACGAAGATAGCAGAACTCGACGGCTATATTCGCAAGGCCGTGCTGGACCTCGGCACATCCATCAAGGGCAGTAGGCTACACGCTGTCTGGACAAAGGGGAGAGTTGCTTGGGACACACGCGCACTCGACGGGTACGCAACTGCACACCCTGAGATAGCGCCGTTCCGCAAAGAGGGCGCACCATCAGTGTCTATCCGTCCGGCGAAATGAGGTCACCATGGAAGATGCTTGGGAGGCAAAGGCATACGACGAATACGTAAAGAAACACGGCATTATAGAGAGCAATCTATTAGCGCGGGAGCAAGCAATGAGAGACGAATTTAACGGTGAAAGGATGGCAGAACAAATGACAATGGGAATCAGCGCAGATAAAGCAGTAGCAATCCGGCAGTTAGCACTTACGCCGAGACTAAACAAGGAACAGGCTATCGAGGTATTGAAGACCTGCTGGCCTAAAGCGCCGGAGGGGGAAGTGATGCGGGCGGCTCTACTATGCGCCACATATCAACTCAACCCGCTTATGAAGCACGTCTTCCTTATCCCTTACGGGCAGGGCGATAAGCAACAATGGTCAATCCAGATCGGCATTGGCGCGACACGGCTGGCAGCATCCCGCCGGGGCCCGGTGTCTTACATCGATGGTCCGCGCATTATGAGTGTAGAAGAACAGAAAAGCATTCGCGGTAAAACCGAACCAAATAAGATATGGGCAATAACCAAACTCGGCGGTAGGAACGGCGCAACGTCTGTCGGTTACGGTAGTTACGGCGTAACCGAAACCGTACAGGGTGAAGCCAAAGGCAACAGTCGCGAGAATATGGCGATGATACGCTCAGAGCGGCAGGCGTTAGACCGTCTCTATCCCGCCGAGATGCCGATGCCCGCCGATGTCGAGACGGTAGACGAATCCTTTGAATCCTCACCATTAAAGGCCGTCGAAGGTGAATATCGGGACATATCCGACGCTAAAGAATTGCCCCCAAGCGTCGCAAATCTTGGCAAGGAAGCCCCTGCCCCTAGTGAGGCCGAGGAAACCCCCGCGGGGAATAATGACAACCCTTTCCCTAAACTGTCCAAACAGTACGGCGATATGTTGACCGCCTGCTGGGTACATGGCGAGGTATGGACTATCGACAAATTCAAGAAGCGGACGCATAAGACCGACGAAGGTTGGTGCAATTGGAATGACGTGCTAAAACCAATCACTGTAGAAATCTGCACAGCTAAGAGACTAGATGCTCTAGCCTTGAATGAGAAGTGCCGGGCGAAATATGAAGGCCGGACGTGGTCAAAGATAACTGAACCCGAACAACTAGCGATGCTTGAAGGGTTGTTATAAAGGAGGTATCACAATGACAGAAGCGATCGATATTAAAGAAATCAATGATAAATGGAATCAGCTCATGGCGCTCAAGGCAAATACCATACATCGGGAAGCAGAGAACAACGACTACAAATCTAAGCTCGCAGCGAACAACGAGGCTATCGCTAATAACAAACGCGATATCGATGCTCTCACAAGGGAACTGCGACCCATCCTTGGGCTGCGCCCGGGTCCGAAATCGAAAGTGAAGGCGCCGCGTAAACCGCGTGCGACAAAGCCTAAAGAACCGCCGCAACTATTTTCTGATAATGAATCCCAAAAGAGCCGTGAGCAACTTGAGGCTGAGGCACGGTCGACGGCAACCTGCCCACACTGCGAGAAGTTGCTTGCAGATTGTACCTGCCAAGTCTCTGAGGAAGCCGCAGAGAAGCATCAAAAATTGTCGAAGAAGAAATAACTCATGACCAACGTAACACGTAACCATGTGGACGGGCGAACCTGCTACCAGGCGGGAGATCGCCCGTCCTCTGTTATCCGAGTCTTCCCGCGCCGGACATCTTATACACCAACAGATGAACTGGCTTTCGTTGGTGATCCCCCCATGATTCGGCCTGAAGCGAGCGAGGTACATATCTCCTGTACCTTTGCGTATGACCCTGATTACAATTTCCCAATATATAAAGATACGAAAGGCTATTACAACATCAAATGGAAGTCCCCTCTCTTCATGCCGAAGTGGGCAGCGCGGGACTGGCTACGGGTTACGGCCGTGCACTGTGAACGATTGCAAAGCATCAGTGAGGAAGATGCAATGGCCGAGGGTGTCTTATTTATGGGTGGGATTGCTGATAATTGGGATGAGGCTCCTTGGTGTGCAAGTATTAAAGACCAAGAACCTATGACATTCCCTAGAGGTGCTTATGCCCGCGTATGGGACAGCATCAACGGCAAGAAGCATCCCTGGGAGCATAGCGAGTGGGTGCTGGCCTACACGTTCGAGAGGATAACGAAGTAATGGTTCTGACAGCAGAGCGCCATGAGCTTTTATCGAAGTGGGGCACGAAGGCCGGCAGTGCGCATAAGCATCGCTGGACTGACGAAGAGCGCGAGATCGTGCGCCGGGATTATACCGGGACGCACCAATCGAAGCGCGACATAGCAGCTCGCCTGGGCGTAACTCAAAACGCCGTGGCCGGCCAGATCATGAACATGGGCCTGGGGAATCGCAGCGACAGGGACCGGCGCAAGCCATGGTCGGAGAAAGAAGACGAGCAGTTGCGCGAGCTCCTGGGGAAGTACGCGCCGCGGACAGTGGCCGAGAAGATGGTGCGTAGTCTTAACTCTGTGATGATCCGGGGGCAGCGGCTGGGTATCTCGAGGCGGTGCCGCGACGGCTGGTACACCAAAAAGGAATGCTGCGAGATCCTAGGCATGGACCATAAGTGGGTGCAGCGGCGCATCGATGAAGGCACCTTGAAGGCGACCTGGCATTTCGGCACGCGGCCGAGTCAAAAAGGCTCGGCATCATGGCATATCGAGGAAGAAGACTTGATTGCATTTATCAAGAAATATCCGCAAGACCTCAACGGCAGGAACGTGGACCTGATTCAGATTGTGGGATTATTAAGTGGAGGTGCGTAGATGATTTTAGGTCTTGATTGTGCTACTAAAACGGGTTGGGCAATCACACGTAATGGCGGCACTATTTTGGAGTCCGGCGTGATGGACTTCAGCAAAAGACGCGGCGAATCCAACGGCGCGATGTTCCTGCGCTTCCGCAAGTGGCTAAGTGATTTATTTGAGACGCAGAAAGGTTTCCCTGAAGGTGCAATAACCTTTGTCGCCTATGAGCAAGCACACCACAGAGGCGGAGCTGCTACGGAAATTGGTGTCAATCTCACTGGCCGGGTCCAGGAGCAATGCGCTGACCTCGGTCTGGAATATGTCGCAATTCACACAGCAACCCTCAAGAAGTGGGCTACAGGCTCAGGGAAGGCTGATAAAACGCAGATGATGGCAAGAGCTACTACTTTCCTCGGTAGACCGCCAGAGGACGATAACGAGGCTGATGCTGTGTTAATCGCAATGTGGGCGCACGAGAATTATGCCGCCGCGAATTGAGATTGAGGTAAGTGAGGTAAAAGGATGAAGAAAAAAGAAATAGACGTATTTGAAGAGCGACAACAACTACTGGATAACAAGCAATTCTGCGCATTTTTAAAGTACCTTTATTCTAATGCTTATAAGATTCTCCCTCCAGTTGCCCATTGGTTTTTAGATGGGTGTGAACTCTATTTCGGAGATACCCACAGAATTAAAGATATCCTTAATGAAGGAAGATTCCATGATTAGCAAGCGATATCAACCGGCGCCGGTGCAGTATTTCACCTGCGGCAAGTGCAAGGCTAGGATCACAGAGACCGCCTGTAATGCGCACCTTCAGAAGTGCCAGCCGCATGGCTCCGAGTGCGGACGTTGCAAGAAGCTCATCACGGACCCGGACTTCGTGGCTCATTATAAAAATTGTAAGGGAAAACTTGAAACCGTTGCTGTGCCGACTAAGCAGGAGGACATAATAGACTTAACGCCAGTCATTAAAGAGAAGGGATGATACATGGCTAATCCGCAAGTTGAAAACGGACACACTCAAATAGCCAACGAAATACTCGAACAACTTATCCGGTTGCATCTATCGCCTAATCAGTGGCAAGTCCTTCTATGTGTGATCCGCAAGACATACGGCTACCGGAAGAAAGTTGACTATATTGCTAACTCTCAAATATGCGAAGCTACTAGGCTCGGTAAGTCAGTAGTGTCACGTTCGCTCTGGTTGTTGGAAGCCATGAATCTTATCATCCGAAAAGGCAAGAATATCGGCTTTCAAAAGGACTGGGAGAAGTGGCGAAAGTTAGCTAAACAGTCAACAAAAGTTAGCAATATTGCTAACAATAAAGAGTTAGCAGAATCGTCAACTTCAGCTACGAAGTTAGCAGAACAGCTAACAATTGAAAAGTTAGCAATTTCGTCAACAGAGTTAGCAGAATCGTCAACAAAAGTTAGCAGCCCTGTTGTCGCACAAAAGAAAAAAGAAACTAAACAAAAGAAAAATATACCCCCTACCCCCTTAAAAGAATTTTCCCCTGAATTCCAGGAAACATTCACCCGTTTTATTGAAATGCGTAAGTCCCTTAAAAAACCCATGACGGACTATGCGGTTAAGCTGGCGCTCAATAAATTGAAGGAGCTCGCCTCTTCTGAGCAAGAGCAAATCGTAATTATCAATCAAAGCATATTTCATTCTTGGCAGGGATTCTTTCCATTGAAAGACCAAGGCAACCAAAAATCCGGAGGTCGGATACCGCCGCATTACACCGACCCGGCGGAATTGGAGGACAAGACATGACGGTTATCACTAGGATCCTGCAGCGCGATAAGTACCTCGGAGAGAAATATACACCCGAACAACTAGCAGAAGCCATCGATAAATGGCGTGCCGATCATCCGTATCTTCCGCCATTGCATCCTTCAAAATTGGACGCGTCCCGGGAAGCCGAATGCGAGCTGTGCCTGGATCTGGAATGGGTTGCCACCGTCACCAAAGATATTAACGGGAAAGAAATTATAACAGGATATAAGCCCTGCCTGTGCGCCGAGCGACAGAGAAAGGCGGAAGCGGCGCGGCGTACCCTAGAGTATTCCGGGATTCCGCAGACATCCGGGCGGGCATACACGTTCAAAACATTCAAGGATATACCAGGAACTGAAAAGGCAAAAGAAGCCGCGATGATACTTGCCACCGGTGCTGCGCCATTTAAGATGCTCCTGTTATATGGCGATGTGGGTAATGGTAAAACGCATCTATTGTATGCAACTGCGGCTCTCGCTATAGAGAACGGCCTGCGGGTCAAATTCATAGCGTTTCCCGACCTTCTATCCAAAGCCCGCATGAACATCGGCAACCGGGACGGCGGAGGCATCGATGCGGTCCTGATGGAATATAAACAGTGTCAGTTCTTATGCCTCGATGAAGTGAAGTTTAAACTCACTAAGGATGGCCAAGCTGAGGATCAGTGGGCGACGGATGTGCTGGAGGACTTATTAAATCACCGCTACCGATACGAGCTCTACACGATGATAACTACAAACCACGACGTGAAGGCTTTTCCGGCGCAAGTATATAGCCGCTTCACCGAGCCGAGGATATGTAAGTGTGTACTAAATAGCGCACCGGACTACAGGAAGAAAGTGAAAAGGTAAGGAAATGATGGGCACGTTCAAGCTTTGGTACTACCTTTCGAGGATCGAACAAGACCGTGTCCTGCATAAATTTCCGACTATCCATCCGCCAGACCACAGGCTGGACGAGGTAGAGAAGAGACCGGAGATAGTTCACATAATGAAGGAGCCGCCGGTGGGCGAACAGGCTATTATCGGCAGGACACCGGTAACTATTAAGCGGCGAAAAACAAAAAAGGAGGCTATATGACATTAGAAGAGAAGATAGCAGAGATAATAAGTGACGCTTTTAGGCATGAAGTTTTACCGTGCTTTTGCTGCAAGGAAGATACAAATTGTCAAAGAACCTTAGAGAAGTGCATTAATTTTAGGCTTCAAGCCCTCATCGCCGCAGACAGGGCAGGGCTGGTGGAGGCATTAACTAAGATAAGCGCAACTTCAAATGACATAAATGCAAGAATAATAGCCGATAAAGTTCTGGAGGTGAAGTAATGGCTAAATGTGATATTACTGCATACTTTAATTATATACAGAAAGAACACCCGAACTTCTGTCCCGTGTGTGGTATGCAAAGTGGAAGTACATCAGTTGTATGTTTGCACCACTTCCCATTAGTTATCTCATATAAAAATAGAGAGCAATGTTATACAAATGGATTTCCTTATGAGGAGGTACAGAATGGATAAGAAGATGGGTACTTGCAGGTTCCCGAAATGTAAGAGGTATAAGGACTGTGATATTTATAGAGATTGTCCTGGTTATGTGCCTCCTAAGCCCTCCTTATCCCCTGCAAAGGATGTTAGGGGAAAGGTAGCACCCGAAGATAGCTCACTATGGAAATGTAATTGGCTTAATTGTTTGCATGGATGTGGCCTAGCGGGCAATGGTAGCTGTTCGGCAGACGGAGAATGGAATAATCCTAAATGCCCACAATTTAGGCGGTATGAATGCCCTGAGTGTATGGCAGAGCTAAAGAAGCAGTTGGAGGGGTAGGAGGGAGCGATGGCTGATATAGAGTCATACGCAGACAGGCAGCGAATCAAGCGTGTAATCATCGATGCCTACACGCCGGCGATGCGCGACAGGTTCCCGGAGCGATTCTCTGAGGTATCATCTAGTGGCCATGGCGAGTGGGAGCTCCCCCGCGGCCTGTTGATCCTTCACATTCAAGTAACACTGCTGCGAGTCCGGGATCAGTACGCATATCACTACCTATTCCGCCCACTGTACGAGCAGGGCCTGTCGATGGAAGAAGTAGCCCGGCGGCAGCGCACGAACCACAAGAACATCACGCGCCGCATTGACCGGATGCTGGACAACGCCATCGAACGCATGACAAAGCGCACGGCTCAGATGATACTCAGTGTGTACTGGCAGATGCACGAGGGCGAGCAAATGATATATGACGCGCTCGATGCAGCCGGTCTCCCCACTGAGATCGAGAAGGGCGTCGTGAAATTGTGGCACGGCAGGGGCAAGCGATAGGGTATAATTACAAGAGGAGGAAGATGAATAGTTCGGCGCTATGAGCAAAGAGAGTGATATCTTTGTTGTCTGCAAGCTCTGTGGCATCAGAATCGGCGAGAAATACACCGAGAAAGTATCCTATCCCTCGAAAGACGGCGTTATTTGCGGCAACTGCAAGGACAATCCGCCCTTCCGAGGCGATGTCCGATATCGATACTGGGGTAAAGTCATGAAGAACAGGCTCGGCATGCCATAACTCGGCTAGCTAACCCCTTGACAAATCCCGTTGCGGGCTTTAAAATACTGTAATCTCAAGTATTGTCCCCGGCGTAGGCTGGGGATTTTTATTTTCCCCCAAGAATGGGGGACACCCCCAGTCCTTCCGCGGAAGGACTCTTTTATTAGACAAACTGCTGGACATCCTCAAAACATTGTTACGTTCAAGGTCAAGCTAGAAATCTCAGACATTATGCTGGACATTGCAGTAATCTTTACTGTGATTGCAGTATTTGTTACATCTCCCAATGAGTATGTACTCCAAATAATGAGTGTGGAGCGTGTATGCAAGTAATCATTAAGGATGTCGAGTATAGTAGACCTGATAAGTTTACTATCTACCCGATTGGAGACATCCATTGTGGTGTGGTACATTGTGATGAAGATTTACTTACTAAGCAAGTCAAAGAGATACAACAAAACCATAATGCCTATTGGCTAGGAATGGGCGATTACGCTGATCTAGTAACACCTTCTGATTTCAAGCGATGGGAAGGCAAGATACTTTCCCCTTGGATGAAGGGGCAAGAAGACAATATTGGCCCCACACAATTAAGGCATATCAATTCAATCCTCTCTCCTATATGGGGCAAGTGTTTGGGATTAATTGAAGGCAACCATGACGAGAACATCCGCAGGTATCATCATTACAACTTCATTCACGAACTCTTAATAGAAGCTAATAAGAAATATGAAGTGCCTTATGCTGGTGTGCAATGTCTCTTGATTCTAAGGTTCAATCGTAAGAACTCCTCAGAGAGCCATGAGTATATCATCCATGCTCGGCATGGCGAGGGAGCCGCAAGAACATCTGGCGCTCGTGCACTTGCAGTCTTGCGTCTAGCGGGGACTTTCGTTAATGCACATATCACTTTCATGGGGCATTTACATGGGCAGGAATCACCAGACATCCCGCAGAGATTGATATACAGGGCGGGCAAAATCAAGTCGTTTGAGACGATTGCAGTAATGACTGGGGCTTGGCTTAAAGGTTATATGCAGAATGTCCCACCATGTTACATTGAGCGTTGGGGATGCACACCTTCGGTTTTAGGATGCCCACATATCACAATCGAACCTGACGATGATGTTATGGAATTAGTTAAGAGTCGTAGAGTAACCAAGATGTAATTATGCTTGCTTGATAGCGGCATATAGCAGTGCTGGTGTAAGAACCTAGCACTCAATCGGGGAGTAAATGAACTCCCCTCTAAATTTAAGGGGGGCGGGGGCTGGAAGGACTCAGCCCTATGGGACTAAGCACATCTGGCCCCTCTAACCCTATTCGGAGAAGATATGACTCCAGCTAAATGTCTTAAATGCCGTCACTTTATACTTGAATCCCACTATTACATAGATGGGAAAGTACGCCATCCCATGATGAATTGGCGATGTAATAGTGACATAACGCCTTTCGATTATAAAAATTGCAATAGATATAAGCCAAGAGTAAAGGGAGAAGATGATAAAGCAAATTGAGGTAGGAGATGACCCGTTACCAGGCGGCAAAGATATTCGTGATACTGGAGACGGCAATAACAATACCGCTCTCGACGTATATCGGATGCTCGTATGGCTTGGGCCGGGTGCTTCTCCCTTCGGTATTATTGGCATTGCAGGTCTTATTAGCTGTGGCAAGTCTATGGGTTTATTTGTGGATGCTTGAATCTCTAACTAAGAGGTGAATATGGATTTAAAGCTTGGCTGTAACTGGCCGCCGATAGTAGACAAACGTAATATCAAGCTGTCTGCCGTGCTGAACATGAAGCAGCTCTGGATACCAACTGAGTTCGATGCCGAGGTTGATCTCATGGGCAACCCATTTCCCGGGCGGATGGATTATAACAACAATGCTCCCTGTTGTGTAATCTCAATGCAAGCTAAAGTCTCTCGTGTGCTTGAGTACATTGAGCAGGGGCATATCATCAATATCACGGATGCTGATGTTAAGGCTGAGTGGAAGAGGCAGAGCGGCGGATCAGGCGGACTGTATATGCTCAACGCCTACAACGAATGGCGTAGGACGGGATGGAATATCACCAATGGCAAGCTCAACGCAGCCAAGACAAAAGGATGCTGGCACAAGTTCTTCCCTCAACCGGTACCGGTGTCGACAACACAACATCTGGATATACATGCCTTCGCTGCGCTTGACGATCCGGACGAGCTGCGGGCATCGATTTACTATCTGCATAACGGCGAGTGTGCCGTCATGCTGTATCAGAAGGACATCGATCAGTTCAACGCCGGGGAACCGTGGCACCTGACAGGCAATGACGGCGAACAGATTGGCGGGCATGCCTTGGATGTTCCCGCCTTTCATGTAGATGGCTCGTTCGACGACTGGTCCTGGGGTAAGAGGCAGCCGATGGACGAGGCCTGGTTTATGGCGCGGAAGTACGACATATTCTCAGTTGTCGATAATAGAGACAACTTTAAGGTGAATAATCCTACGGACTATGAGAAGTTCGAAGCACTACTCAACGATATAGTGAAATCATAGGAGGTAAGCATGAAAGGCAAGATTTTAGGGCTCATGGTACTCGTATTCTTGATGCTCCTGCCGGTGGCGATCTGCTGCGGCGTGGCGTTCGCAGACAACGGCGGGTCCGGAGACTCGGACTATATCTCCCAAATATGGGTGATAGTAGTGCCGTTCCTGACGCTGGCCGCGGTGTTTTACTGGTCGGCATTACGGCAAAAGATCGCATTGATATGGGCGCATGCAACCGATAACTTCTGGTGGAAGGTACGTTGTTCATTACTAGCGTGCTTTACATCGGTTTGGCCTGCTGCAAAGACAGCCTTCAAAGATTTCCCGATCGGCACACTTTTGAATCTGCTAATCAGGATCGTCAAGGCGCGACTCGGCATACCGGCGGCATATAAACAAGTCGGCAAAATATTCAAAACCTGATTCCCCCGGCCGAAATAACAAATAGGCGGTGGATATGAAGCAACTCGTCGACGGTGAACAGGTCCGGGTGCATATCCCCAACGATAAGACAGAAGGGTTCTACCATCTCGAGTGCTGCCGGTGCGGGCTCAAGCATAATCTCTACGTTGGGCGTATAGGTAAGGACGTGACGCTGGCATTCGTGCGAAGAGCAGAGGACAAGGAGAAAGCAAAGAGAGTAAAACATGACTAAGAAGGTAGCCGGAAACGGACAAGAGAAAACTGAAAAGAATCCTATCGGGTCGGGCCCGCCACTGAAGCCGCTCGTTTGGGCGGTCATAGCGCGAATGTGCGCTGACCATGCCACCGAGGAAGAGATTTGCCGATGGCTTGGCATCTCTGCTGATTGCCTTTTAGACCGATGCAAAGGCCGTTGGGGTATGACGTTCAAGAAATACTACAATGAGAACCAGGCCGAAGGTAAGATAAGTCTGCGCCGGCAGATGCACAAAGCAGCCGAGGGGGTCGATCCTCAAGTCCTGCGAGACAAAGACGGTAATATCGTGTGCGATGGCAAGGGGCATCCTGTTATTGTTCCCGGGCAAGCTCCTAATGTAGCGGCTCAGATATTCTTGGCCAAGAACGAGCTTGGATATTCAGACAAGCTCTTCCAAGCCGGAGAGATAACTCTAAGGGTGGTTCGTGAGTAAAGAGTATGTAGTACGGCTCCGTAAGACTGACGGGCACCCGAACCAGGAGCGTATCGTCTCTAGCACACACAAGCGCATTATCTGCAAGGGCGGCAGACGTGGGGGAAAGACAGTTGGGGTTGCAACACGGTCCGTAGACCGCTTCCTCAGTGGACGACGGCAACTCTACGCTGCGCCTACAACGACACAGACAGACGCTTTCTGGTTCGAGATAATGCGATCCCTGGCTGAACCCATAGCGGCCAAGGTATTCAAGGTCAATGAGAGCGAGCGTTACGTTGAACTTCCGGGCACAAAACAGTGCATTAAGGCCAAGACAGCCTGGAACGCTCAGACCTTACGCGGAGACTATGCCGATGATCTCTACC